CCCAAAAAACGCCCCCCCGGGTACTGGAACGGGACTCAAACAAACAATCCACTTCCTCTATGCCTAACCCAAATCCCACAAAAATCAACCAAAAATATTTTTCGAGGTGGTATTATGCCTTACAAATCCGACAAACAAAGGAAATACTTCAATGCCAACAAAAAAAAGTTGGAGCGCCAAGGAGTAGATGTAGACGAATGGAACAGGAAAAGTAAAGGTAAAAAGCTGCCCAAAAGAAGAAAAAAGAGAGAAAAAAGAGATGAAGGGAAATAGTAATATGGATACTGAGGAACTAAAAAAATACCTAACCTAAATCCCATAAAAATCAACCAAAAATATTTTCAAGGAGGATTATATGAACATACCCAAACAGGTTAAAATAGGAGGCTACATAGTTGAAGTAGAACTAACGGATAACATAATGACAGATAGGGGCAATCGTGGCGAGTATCATCCAAGGATACAGACAATAAAAATAGATCAAGACACATCGAGGCAGCAGATGGAAGAAACCTTTATACATGAATTACTAGAGGCTATTACATCAATATACGATGTAGAGTGGGAGCATAGAGATTTATCGTTGGTGGCCACTGTATTACATCAGGTTATAAAAGATAATCCTGAAGTTTTCAAGGAGGATTAGCCTAGAGGGGGCGATGGACTGTCATGGCCAAAAAAACGAATGGATTATCCAGTGAATTTATTATTCACCCGGGGGAAACTTTGAAAGAAATTCTTGAAGATCGTGGTATGAGCCAAAAAGAATTGGCATTAAGGACCGGTGTAACAGAAGCGCATGTTAGCAGTATAGTTAATTGCCAAAAAGCCATATCGGTCAGCTATGCCAAAAAACTTGAATACGCTTTAGGCATTGATGCCGGCTTTTGGATTAATCTGCAAGCTAATTATGATAAAGAATTGGCTGATTTTAAAGAGGTCAATGATATTCTCGATGAGGTGATTATAACGAATCCCATAGACATTATTAAAAAAATGTTTGCCGAGTGGAAAGAAATTTGTGTAGACGATGAGACATTTTCTTTAAAAGAGCTAAAGCTTATCTTTCTATCCTCTGAAATAGTGGGGTTAACAACTCATGACTACGACCTGGATAAAGAACTTGGTGAAATGATACTGGAAACCATGACACATATTAAAAACCGCACAAACTTTGATTACATAGAGAATAATTATCGAAAGTATATAATCTCGTGCAATTTTATAATAAATTGGCTGAATTGGGGGGCTAGTATCAGGGGCGCATGGTTCGATCCAGACGGAGAAATAGAAACACCTTACGGTGTAATAGCAACAACAGAAGAATTCATGGGTGATTTGATTGATTTTTTGAGTAATTGAACTTAAAGAAGACAAATATCTTTTTATGGGTGGTTGTATGAAAGATGCCAAAAAAATATTAGAGGGCGCATTAATTACAGAAACATGGGAACTTATAAAGAATAACTTATTTTTTTTTATAGAGAACTTTGTGCATATAGAGAATATGGACACCGGGCAGCCTATATTATTTAAACTATGGCCCGAACAGAAAAAAGTATTAGAAAAAATTCACGACAACCGGCTAATTATAATCCTTAAGGCCAGACAATTAGGTTTGACATGGCTTTCTTTGGCTTATGCTTTATGGTGTATGTTGCGGCGACCTGGTTTTAGGGTAACGGCTTTATCCAGGGGCGAAAAAGAAGCTATAGAACTTGTAAGGCGAATCAAGTTTATTCTCCAATACATGCCTTCTTATCTAATAGCAGAAGGCAAAAAAGAAAATGCAATAAGCTGGGAAGGTATTACAAGTAGAGTAACAATTTATCACCCTAATGGAGAGCCGAGTATTTTTGAATCATTCACCGCAGCTCCGGACTCAGGCCGTTCATTTACGGCGTCACTTGTATTAATAGACGAGTGGGCGTTTCAGGATTTTGCGGAAGAAATATGGACTTCTGCATATCCGACAATAAACAGGCCAGGGGGAGGTAAGGTTATAGGCCTTTCTACAGGTAAACGAGGCACCTTTTTCGAGAAGGTATGGAATAATGCAGTTTCTAAGGTTAATAATTTTGCGGCGGTATTTTTAAGTTGGAGAGCCGATCCAAGTCGTGATGATGAATGGTATGAAAACACCAAGAAAAACTTACCGAATACATGGAGGCAGGAATATCCTTCAACCCCTGAGGAAGCATTTGCAATAGGGCAGGGCGCATTTTTCCCTGAATGGAATCCGGAAGTGCATGTAATAAAAGACCCTAATTGGTATCCGCCTGACGAATGTCAAATATGGGGAGCGTATGATGCCGGTTTTGGTTCTAGAGCTTGTTTTAAATGGTATGCGGTATTTCCTAGCGGAAGAATTGTTTGTTACAGAGAATATTATCCTCACCAAGTAACAGACGATATGCAGGCCAAAAAGATAAAAGAGTTATCTGTCAGACCTGACGGAACACCCGAATACATCGTCGAGATAAGGGCAGACCCTTCATGCTGGAATAAACAAAGCGGAACAGGTAGAAGCACATCAGATGTTTTTGCCGACCACGGGATTTATATGTTAAAGGCTGACAACGACCTTAAAAACGGTTGGAGAAGACTTCATCAATATTTAATGCCTTTTAAAAACAAGGAAGGTAAATTAGTAAGTGTATTAAGTTTTACAACGAACTGCCCCAACACTATAAGGACATATCCGGCATGCGAACAGGATAAGAATAATCCGGAGGATATAAGCAGAAGCAGCGAGCACCATTGCCAGGACGTCGATAGGTATTTATGTATGCACAGACCTGAAGCAATAGACTACGAGGCAATAATGGTAGGTGGTTTCCCTTCAAGATACAGAAGTTACTACGACGATGATGATGACGACGAATCGGAATCCGATATTACCTTTTACGGATATTAAAGGAGGTAATTAATTATGCAGCTTATTTTATCCTATGCAATCGGTTATTTAACAGGCGTTTTAACCGCCATATTTATTTTAAATAAAAGCATGAAATCAATTAAAAACGAATCGGACGACGACCCGATAACAGGGGAGAAAGACGAAAAAGCCCCGAATATCGGGTTTTATTCATAAGGAGGTAGATTATGCCTAAATGTAAAATATGCGGCGAGGAATTTGAAAATACGGGCTTATTACTACAACATTACAAGAAACATAAGAGAGAGGAAGAAGAAAAAGGAACAGAAGAAAAAGGAATAAGTATCCCGATTGACTGTTGTCCCAAAGAAACAGCGCTTTTGGGCGAAAACCAAACTGTATGTTTAAAAATACTTGGGATGAAAAAAGGCAGTGAAATAATAATAAACGATGTTTATTTATTGTAGGGGTGATACATAATGGAATTAGATTTAGACAAGTTATCACCACAAGAGCAAAAAGAGGCGGCCGTAAATATATGCAGAGAATGGTTTGACATTGACAAGATGGCAAAGAGTTTCTATACAGATGAAATGCTGGAAATGAAAAAACTTTACAATGGCGACCATTGGAATTTAAAAGGCCCCGGCGGAACAGAGTTAAGAACAGAAAAACAGCAACAAGTCAGGCCCAATCCTGTCGAGAACTATACTTTTGCTCACATAGAAGGGTTAGTATCGGAATTTAGCCAGGAAATGGAACTAATAGACTTTCCTGTAGAGAAAAGCGACGAGATGGCAGCTAATACTATGACTAAATTAAAAAAATTTCTTGGGTATAAGAATAAATTGGATTCAGAGCTGCCTAAATTTTTACGGAATTTTTTCTTATACGGGACAGGTATATTCACAGCATATTGGGACCCTTTATGGAGAGGCGGCAGAGGGCCTAACAGATGGATAGGAGATATACGTTGGGAGTCACTGCACCCTAAGTCGTTTTTCCCTGATGCCAGATGCAGTTCAGATATTAACGACGGAAGAAGAGTGCATAAAGCACTATATAAGACATTTGAACATATTAAATCTATGTATCCGGACGCCAAAATCAGCGCCGATTCACTAGATGCAGAATTAACACTGGACGAAGACCCTCATACTTCACTGGAAGATGATTCTGTGCTTATAGTCGAAACGTGGTATAAAGGTCAGCCCATGATACTTGACGAAGGAGAAGAAAACCAAGGAGATGGTATGCATGTAATATGGTGGGCCGGTGAATCGAATCCGGTTTATCTAAAACATGCAAACTATATATATTTTGAACCCGATGAAGACCCCAAATTCCCATTTATAGTCAAACAATGCTATCCAAGAGAAAATAGTATCTGGGGATATGGCGAGGCTTACTTTTTGAAAAACCCGCAAATAATCCTAAACAAAACATCTGAAATTATATTAGAAGGCCATATACATCAAGCATTAGGCCAAACTGTATATAACGAAGGTGCATTAACGCCAAAGCAAAGGGAAATGGTAAAGAATTACGGTAATTTAGCCGGTATGTGGTATCCTGTCAGGGATGTAGGCGGTATTAAAAAGCTTTTTCCTACAGGTATACCTGCTACGCTGCAAAATGAAGTAGTAAGATTGCAAAGAACAATGGAGGCAATAATCGGCAGATTTGATATAACTCAAGGTAAAACGCCCGGAAGCGTAACTGCTTTTAGGGCTTTAAGTTTATTGGCAGCAAGAGCGCAAGTAAGGCTGCGGTCAAAAGAAATGGCAATTATGACAGCATTTGAAGAAGTGGGTAAATATATAAACCATCTAATAGACAGATTCTATACAGAAAGAAGAATATTTCGCATAATAGGCGAAAACAACGAAAAAACAGAATACGGCGAATACAGAGCAGATGATTTCAAGAAAGTTTACTTATACGAAACAGGCGATATTATGCCCTATAACCAATTCAATCCTGGTGAATATGTCAGCGAAGAACGACCGGAAGGATTAATCGAAGGTGAGGACTATGAAGTATATTCACCTGAATTTGATGTTATATGTAAAGTAACCACAGTTCCGGCATACGATAAAATATTCTTTATGGATATGGCAAAAGAATTATTTGTTGCACAGATTATTGACGAAAAGACTTTCTGGTATGTAATGGAACACGGTAAATTCCCTCCTTATGAAAAAATGAGGCTGGAAGCATTAGAAAACGCAATGCAGACACCTCAAAGCCAGGGATTACCACAAGAAGGAGGTGAAGTGCAAGAAGGAGGGCAAATTATAGACCCGATACAGCAACTTCAAGCTATCTTAGAACAAAGGCCTGATTTAAGGCAGCAGTTAGAATCGCTGCCGCCTGAACAAAGAAATCAGGTCATTTCTAATTTATTACAGCCCTACGGTGTGGCATAAACACCGGACAAATGACAACCCGGAAAGACGGGGTAAATTAATAGGCGACGGCCTTAAAACGGAGGTATGAACAATGAAGATTGATTTACAACTTTTTGCGGAAGAACCGGGCATGGACGACGATTTGACACCGGATGTAGACGATGAATTAGATATAGACGATATTTTCGATACAGACGAAGAAGAAAACGAGGATGAAACAGTAACAGAAAACGAGGAAGAACCCGAAGAAGATAACACAGGGGAAGATGATTCAGAAGACACAGAAGAAGAAAAAACAGAAGAAAGTGCACCGGAACATGAACCAAAATTCACTCAGGGAGATGTGGATCGAATTATAGCAGAACGACTTGCAAGGGATAGAAAAAGCCAAATGGTAAAGGAATTAGAATCCCTTGTAGGTATGGATATATCCGGTATTGTCGATTATGCCAGGCAACAAAGAGTAGCTCAAAAAGCCGAAGAATTAGGGATACCAGAAGAAGATGCTGAACGAATTCTAAAAAGCGAAGAAAAAATGGAAGAAGCAGAAAGGCGAATGGCAGCATACGAACAGCAACTACAGGCATTTCAGAGTGTAGTCCTATACGGCCAAGAGAAATCAAAATATTTATCCAACCCGCTTGTTAAAAAATACGAAAGAGAAATAGACAACTTTGCCAGAGGCGGATTAGAATGTGGTTTTGTTCCTGCAATGAATTATGTATTAGGTCAAAAAGTATTAAGCGGAGAAATCACAAAACAGATGCAAAATGCAGCAGAACAAAAAACATTAGCAAATATTTCCAAACGGAGTAAAATAGCTGTCGAAAAAGCTACAGGTGCTGCCCCTGACAAATCAAGTTATTTAACTCCGCAAGAAAAACAAATAGCTGCAAGGCTTGGTTTGTCGTACAAGGAATACGCCGAAGAAAAAACAAAGTTAAATAAAAAATAAAGAGGTGAAGTAAAGTGTTTACTTTTGTCAGAAACCTAGCAGGTTTTCCTGCTAATCCCAGCATATAC